GTAAGGGGGCCGTGGATAGGCGCTATTGATGCGAATACGGTTGGAATATTTCTGAACCCCGGCGCGGGTTCGACGAACAATCTCAATGCCAAGGTATTTAACGGTCTACGATACAGGGTCGGTTACGGAGCAACGCCCTACTCCGGCGCAGATGCAGCCATCGTTCTGACAAGCGGATGGGGCACCGGCCCTAGCGTTTCTGCGGCTACGGGATTCGACCAAGGATTCTCGTTCTCTGTAACGTGTGGCACGACACCCGGAGCTAATCCAGTCATCACTGTGACGTTCAAGGATGGCACGTGGACCGCTGCGCCACAGTACATGGTTTCGCGCAATGATGTTGTCGCTCCGACGCCTGCGACGTTCTTTCCGACCTGGGTAGAAGCTGCCACAACCCTGACAATCACGATGCAAGGCACCTGCACCGCTGGGAATGTGTACAAATTCAAAGCGATAGCGATGGGGAACTGATGACCGCCCTCCTGATCATCGCCTACGCGCTATCGGTTGTCGCCACCGTCGCCGATATCGAGACAACGAAACCGCGAACCGTGTACGGACCAGGCGGCACGGTAACAATCGTATACGAATCAAGCACGGTATACGGACCGCATCCGTCCCGCTTGAAGTTGTACGTAGTCGGCGCTCTCATGGCAGGTGGAGTCATAACGGTGTCCATTCTGTTCGCCTTAATCCACTGGAACTACGCTTCGTATGTCCCACCAATTCCCCTCATAGCAATCCGAGGGTACGCAGCGATCAAGAACTATCGCTTGAATCGCAAACTGCAAAAGGTGGACGTTGAAGTGAGGGGAGTAAATACATGAGAAAGCTGATCATGCTCGCGGCATTGCTGCTCACTGCGCTGCCAGTTCGCGCGCAATCGACGAAGCTTCAGCTCGGTTTGTATTGGGGCAGCTTCAGCGGCGCGCAAGTGACGAACGCGACTACGACGCTGGCGAATTCTAAAGGTGTTGCGCTGGCGACGATGGAAGGCGCATGGCCCACGGTCACGCAGCCTCTGGCGTTCGACCTGTACACGATTCATGTTGTGGCACCCGCGGCAAACGGACATCCGGCGCTCGATTACACGGTGATTCTGCCGATCGCATCAGCGGTGCCCGGAACGACGTTCAAGATCACCGGTTACACTGCGCGAATTGCCTTCAACGCGGACGGCAAAACAGGAACCTTGCAGGCCAGCGTAGGGGCGACGTTCTGAGTGTATGGGTGCCCAACAATGCCACCGAGCCCAAAGACAAGCTGTTCTGCCCGCAATGCGGCAGGCCCTTGCTGTTCGGCAATGAGCTTAACCCTCCAGAATTGGTTAAGTGCGGAGAATGCGGGGCGAAGTTCTGCTTAATTGGTCGGTCGGAAAAAGTGTCAGGCGAAAGTTCCAAATAAGAAGGGAAGACCGTGAAACACACCGTCGAACTTTGGCTGCGCGGGCTCATAGCCGCGGCGATATCCGGCTGCGCGGGTGGCGTCCTCACCGGCCTTGCCGCCGTTGGAATCGACCCGCAGCATTTCAATCTGGCTGCGGGCATCGGCTCGACAATTCGTATCGCCGTCGCGGCGGCCCTTATCAACGCCATCATCGGCGTCTCGGCCTATCTCCAGAAATCTCCATTGCCAAGCGAATGATTCAAGCCGGCCATCTCAAGGACTTCGTGACCATCACCAAGCCTTCTAACGCTGCGGATACGTCCGGGCAGCGCGATTCGGCCTACGTCACATACGTACAGGCCTACGCGGAAGTCGTCCAGTTGAGCGGCAGGGAATTGGTCGAAGCGCGGCAGCTTTATCCGTCGGTGAGCACCCGCGTGCGCCTGCGATGGCGTGATGCGCAGGGCGTGGATGGCACCATGCGCGTCATCGTCGATACCCGCACGCTGAATATAAATTCGGTTATCGATGTGGGCCGCCGCCGTCAAGTTGCCGAGATGCTTTGCACGGAGCTCGTCTGATGTCGGGCGTCGGCTCATTCATCGACGTAAAGATTGACGGCCTGCAGGAGCTTGAAACGAATCTGCTCAAGCTGCCTGAAGACCTTGCGAAGCTAGGCCTCGGCCGGGCGGCGCGCAAAGCAATGGCGCTCCTTCAACTGGCCATCGCCTTCCAAGCACCCGTACTGACCGGCAAGCTCCGACGCGGAATCAAGATGCGCTCGAAGTTTATCGGCGACGGCGTCCAGGGCGGCACGATTGTCGTGTCCATCGGATTGCAGCTCTCGCCGAAGGAAGACAGCGCGTTCTATGGCCGGTTCCTCGAGTTCGGCACAGTGAAGATGCCAGCGAAGCCGTTCATGAAGCCCGAGTTCGACGCGCACGCACAGGAAGTCCTCGCCAACTTCGGGAAAGAACTCGGCGAGGAAATCGAAAAAGTCGCACGCCGCGCCAAGGTGAAGCTCTGAGCACGCTCGAGGAAGAGTTGCGCACGCGCCTGCTGGCCGATACGACGATCGCAGGCCTTGTCGCGGACCGCATCATGCCCGATATCGCGCTCGCCGAACTTACGGCGTTTCCGATCATCGTCTATTCGCGGCTGAACTCCGGTGAGGAATACGACCTCGACGGCAACGCCTACAAGGAAATCGCACGGCTCGAATACTCCTGCATCGACAAAACATGGGTCGGCGCGCGCCAGCTTCTCGAATTGGTGCGGACGAGAGCGCTTGCCTCCCGCGGTCTCTACAACGGAATCAATATCGGCGCTGTTTTCGTGGCCGATATCCGCGAGCAGGGGTACGGCAAGCTCACCAACAGTTATCAGATCGACCTCGACCTTGAAGTTCACCGAATCTTTTAAGGAGGAATTATGGCAAGGACAGCATTACCGGCAACCGCAATCAAGACGGTGAAGGGACCAAACCCTGGAACCGTAAACGCCGGCGACCTGACAACCGTACCGCAGGCCGCTGACGTTGCAAACGGCAATAACTTCGTACCGGCGACGAACGACGTTCTGCATGCGACGAACACAGGAGCCGGCCCATTCACCGTGACGCTCACAAGCGCTCCCGACGAGCGCAAGCGGCTCGCCGATATCACGGCCTACAACTTGGCCATCGGCGACACGATCACCTTCAACTATGGCGACCTCATCGGCTGGATTCAGTCGGACGGCACCGTCTGGATCAATGCCTCGAACGTCGCCATCAAGTTCTGGGTCGAGCGCCGGGCCTAAGCATGAGGACGGTGCTCAGGCGACTGCGGCGCATTCGAGACCGACTCCCGTACGGATGGTGCCGCAGTCGGCTGAATTACGTTTGTGACCGGCTCGACGTGCTGGTCTCAAGGCTTTAGCAAGAAAATTCTTTCGTTGGAGGATTAAGTGAGTAACGCAAAAACAGCAATCGGAACACAGTTGAAGCGGGGTGACGGCGGCTCGCCTGAAACCTTCACGAAGCTCGCGGAGGTTCGCTCGGCCAAAGGCCCCTCGCAGGACGTGAACGTCATCGACGTGTCGAACTTCGACTCGCCATCCGGCTATGAGGAATACGCGGTCGGGCTGAAGAAGGGCGCGGCACTGACTGCCGTCGCAAACTTGATCCCACAGGATCCCGTCTACAAGAGCTTGCTCGCCGACTTCGAGTCGCGGCGCATCGGCAACTATCAGATGGTGCTGCCCGACGCTTCAAGCACGACCGCAACGTTCACGGCCTTTGTCGCGAAACTCGACCGCACTTTCGACGTGAAGAACGTCATGGAAGTGACGATCGACCTGCAGATCACCGGCGCGATTACCTGGGCGCCGTAAGAAAGTCCCCATCAAATTGTCTTTCTTCCTGTTTTTCGTTCTCTATTGAGGGCGAAAAACAGGAAGTATTTCGCAAAGGAGCTTCAGCAATGCCCCAGATTGTTCCGCCCAGCACCATGCTCGACCTCGACAAGCCGCGCAAATGGCAGTTCGACATGAACGCCACCATTGCGTTCCATCAGGCGCTCGGGCCTAAAGCGTTCGAGCGGCTGTCCGCGCTCAAGCCCTCGAAAGAGGAAGAGAGCGCCAAGACGTTTGGCTTCGACGCCGAGCGCTTCGAGGTCTACCGCGCACTGATTTGGTGCGGCCTCGTGAGCGATGACGCGACTCTGACGCTGACACAGGTCGGAGCGATGACGACGCCGCTCGCGGCCGTGCAACTGGTCGTTCCCGCCCTCGATGCGATGAACAAGGCGCTCACGGACCCTACGCAAGCGGCGCCGGCGCAGGAAGCCGCGCCGCAGGGCTGAATCTCTGGGCGTTTGGCCGAATCACGCTAGGGCTGGGCGAGGACGAACTCCGCGGCATGGTCCCGAGCGCGTTCTTCGCCCTTTGCGACGAGTGGCGGCGAAGAGAGCGCGCGAAAGACGAACGCGCCGCATTGATCGCCTTTGTCACGGCGCGTGGTGCGGGCATGGACATTAAGTTCGAGGACTTGCTCCCGCATACGGAAGAGTCCGAGCCCGAGAATCTTGAGCAGATCAACATGCGAGTCAAAGACGTTCTCAGCGGTCTGAGATAAATCATGGCAATTACAATCGGGTCTCTTCTTGTCGATTTGCGTGCTTCCACCGCTGCTTTCGCAAAAGATTTGTCGAAAGCCGAGCAACTCTCCTTCAACACCGCGAAGCAGATTGAGCGTTCTTGGAACATCATCGGCACCGCCATTACGGGTGCGGCCAGCGCAGCCGCCGGCGCCTTAGTGGTTGGAATCGAGAAAACTGTCGAATGGGAAGTTCACATCGGCCATTTGGCGCAGTCCGCAGGAACCAGTACAGAGGCCATGAGCGGACTGGCATTTGCCTCGAAAATGATGGGAATCGAGATCGACCAGGTCGCGCTGGCGCTCGAACGCTTCGACAAGCAACTCTTGCAGGCGCAGCTCGGTAACAAGAAAGCCGCGCAGAACATGAGCCTGCTCGGGATCGATCCCAAGCAAATCAAAACCAGTGATGACGCGCTCCTGCTTCTCGCGGAGCACTTCGCGGAACTGCCCGACGGCGTAGTGAAAAGCGGCGAAGCGATGATGGCATTCGGCAAGGCTGGCGCCGCCATGATCCCCATCCTAAATCTCGGCTCGAAGGGCATTCAGGATTTCCTAGACCAAGCCAAGAGGATGGGCGTCGTTATCACCAAGGAGCAGTTCGAGCAAGCGGAGAAGTTCGAGCAAAACATGAAGCGCATGGAGGAAGCGCTGCATGGTCTGTGGGTAGAAATCACCAATAAGACACTTCCGGCGATCAATTCGGCGACGGCGGCTATTTCAGAGATGGCCAAGGATAAGGGATGGGGGACGGCGATTCTGCAATTCTTCTCCCAAGGGGGCGCCGCCGCCGAGGCCTACATGAAACATGGCGACGACCTGATCGCCACGCAGAACAAGATGGCCAAGGGGGTCAAAGAACTCACCGCTGCAGAAGCCGAGCGCCAACGCCTCCTGACTGAGCACGCGAAGGCAGTTAAGTCCCTGGAGGATAGCGTCAAGTCCATCGTCACCACCTATCAAACCGAGATCGCCACGATGGGCATGACGAATCTGCAGGTGACGGAATATAAGCTGCGCGCCGATGCCGCAAAGTTGGGCATCCAGGGATGGGTCGCAGGGGAGCTAAAACTAATCGAAGCGCTAGACCGTCGAAAAAAGTTCCTTGAGCAGCTCGCCGTCCTAGACAATTCGCGAATCGACGCAGAGAAGAAAAACTTCTTGGCCGATAAGTTGGCCATCGACCTCGAAGACCTCGACGTAATGAAAAAGCAGCTCGACGTCGCGATGCAAATGTCCTTCGCGCCGCAGTCGACATTTACTCCGGACCCCAAGGCTACCGATGCCTTCACCGCATCGATCAACGAGCAGATACACACGCTGGAACATCAGATCGCGACATTTGGCCTTAGCGCCGAAGCAATCGCGCGATACGACCTCGCGGCACTTGATTCCAGCGAGTTAGCGGCTGAGCAAATCGCGCGATTCAAGGAATTGCAGGACCAACTCGACGCGATGAAGAAACACGCAGATGCAGTCGCAGCCGCATGGGAGCAATTCGGCCAGGTCGCCGATCGCTCACTCAATGACCTGATTTTCAGCGGCAAGAAATTCACCGACGTGCTTGTGGATATTACGAAGCAACTCGGCGAAATGTTTTTGAAGTGGGCGCTGTTTGGTTTCGGTGAAAAGAACGCATCGGGCGGTGGGGGCATCTTCGGCGCACTCTTTAGCGGACTGAGCAGTATCTTCGGTGGCGGCAAAGCTGCAGGCGGTCCCGTTTCGCCCGGCCATTCATACACGGTCGGCGAGAACGGGCCGGAAACGTTCTATCCGGCAGTGTCTGGCAGCATCGTGCCGAACGGTGGAAGCGGCGGGAAGGCGCAGATCATCTACCAGATCGACGCACGCGGCTCCTCAATCACGGAAGAGCAATTCCGCCGCTCGCTGGAGGAGTTCGAGAAGCGCGCCGTCGCCCGCTCGGTGCACACCGTTCGCGAGCTTTCCCTGAGGTCCGCGTGAGCATTTCCTATCCGCTGATTCTGCCTGCCTCGCCTCCGGGATTGGCTTCCGTCGAGATGATAGGCGAATCGCTCGCAGGCATCGCAGCCAGCCCGTTCACAGCGCAGCAGCAAATCTATGAATGGCCGGGCCAGTTCTGGCGCGCGAAATGCTCCCTGCCTCCGATGGCGCGCGTGAATGCGGAGCGCTGGATTTCGTTCCTGCTTTCCTTGCGCGGAATCACCGGAACCTTTCTGCTTGGTGACCCGCTCGGCAAAACGCCGCAGGGAACGGCTGGCGGCTCGCCCATCGTCAGCGGGGCAGGACAGGCCGGAAAAACGCTCGCCATCAGTGGACTGACGGGCGCGCTCAAGGCTGGCGACTACTTCCACATTGGGAGTGCTGGCGAGAACTCGCTGCTTTGGTCGCAGGATTTCACGAACGCGGCATGGATCAAGACCGGCACAATCGTTAATTCCACTTCGATAGTCGGTCCCGATGGCAACAGCTACACGACTATCGAGATAAATCAAAACGTCGCAGCGAACGGATTCATGTATCAGCTTGTGACCGATGCTTCCAGCCCCGGGAGCAGTTACACATTTTCGGTTTGGATTAAATCTGGAACTCTGACGGGAAATATTGCGCTTGTCATCCGCGACGGCGTACAGGGCAATCCGGGCATCGTGACCGTCACGCCGACCGGAACATGGACGCGTTATAGCGTTTCAACTACCTTGCCGCCATCAGCCGCTCCCAATGTCATAGCGATGATTGACCCCGTAAATAACGCGGGAACCGGAACGTATTATCTCTGGGGCGCACAACTCGAACGTGGCCTCGTCGTAAACAATTACATCCCGACGACTTCGCTCGTCTCTGGCCCGACGCGGCAACTCCTAAAGAACCTCACCGATGCAGGCCCGGGCAGCGTCACGCTCGATATCTTCCCGAAGCTGCGAACTTCGCCGCTGAATGCCGACCCGCTGATTCTCACTAACTCGGTCGGCATGTTTCGGCTTACATCGAACTCGACGCCATGGACCGCCGATAAAGCCAAGTTCTACGGCATTTCCTTCGAGGCAGTGGAAGCGCTCTGAGCCGCAATCTAACAGTAGGAACGAAGGCCGCCTTCACCGCAGGCCGCGTGCGTCCCGCGCTATTTGTCGAGGCGCACTTCTCAACAGGGGTAGTGCGCGTCTGGACTGGACTTGGGCCGATGCAGTGGAATGGCCTTACATGGACGGGAGTCGGCTCGCTGTTAGCAGTCTCCGCGCTTCCTGAAACCTCGGACGTCGCGGCTCAAGGTATCTCGCTCTCGCTCTCCGCTATCCCCTCCGACATGCTCGGGCACGTTCTCAACGAAATTCGCCAAGGGATGCCGTGCCGGGTATGGCTCGGAGCGCTGGACGAGGCTGGCAACGTCATCGCGGACCCCTATGCCTCAATGGCAGGCCGCATCGACAACGGCATGATCAACGAGGGCGGCCAGACTTCGACCGCGACGATCACCGTCGAGACGCAGCTCGTGGATCTGCATCGCTCGCGGGAGCGCCGCTATACCGATGCCGACCAGCAATTCGATTTCCCGGGCGACCTCGGCTTTCAGTACGTCGCCGCTGTGCAGAACTGGAATGGAGTTTGGGGCAAGGGGACCGGCGTTCCGGGCGGAACTCACAGCAGCCACAATCCGCGTCCACCGCGCGGGAATATGGCGCTCGAGTGATTGCACGCATGCCAGATTGGGACGTTCGGCTCTTCGCTTACATTGAGGCGAACTCTGCGCGGCCGTTCGTGTGGGGCGAGTTCGATTGCGCGCTCTTCGCCTGCAATTGCGTGCGCGAGATGACCGGCTTCGACATGGCAGCGGAGTTCCGGGGCAAATACAAAAGCGCTCGCGGCGCGCTGCGAATAATTAAGCCCTACAAATCGCTGATGGGTTTAGCGAACGCGATGTTTTCGGTTCGGCACAGCCTCGAAAAAGTCCCTTGGCCATTCGCTCAGCGCGGCGATGTCGTGATCCTCGCGGCACCCTGGCTTGACTGTCCAGCCGTCGCCGGTCCCTATGGCGCGCTTGGCATCATGTGCGACCGCATGGCCCTCGCGCCGGGGCCAGAAAGCCTCGTTCCCGTTGCCCCTTCCACAATTCTCGGAGCTTGGCGAGTCTAGCGTGCCCTTTCTTATACCAATCATTGTCGGCCTCGGCATTGCGGTGGCGGCCGGTCCCATATTCGTAGCAGTCGGCTCAATCGCGCTATTCAACGCGATGGTCGGTATCGGCCTGAGCATCGCACTAAGCGGCGTCAGCAAGCTCCTACAGAAGAAGCCGAACTTCGCGGCCATCGCACACGATGCGCTGACTCGCTCCGTAACCGTTCGCCAGCCGATCTCCCCGCGCAAAATCATCTATGGCAGCGTCGGGCGGCTCGGCGGCGTCATCACCTTCCTTCACGTCGAAGGCACGAACGGGGAGTTCCTTCATTTCGTCATCACGCTTGCCGGGCATCAGGTCAATGCCATCAACACGATGTATTTCGATAACGTCGCTGTCCCGCTCGATGGCGCTGGCAATGCGACGGGCAATTTCGCTGGCTTCGTTTTCGTCGAAAAGAATCTCGGCACGACGACGCAGGCGGCTTTTGCCGATCTCGTTACGAAGTCTGGTGGGAAGTGGACCACCGCGCATCAGCAAAAGGGTCGCGCTGGCGTGCATGTGCGCCTCAAGTGGGACGCGAACAAGTTCCCGAATGGCGTTCCGAACATCACGTTCGATATCGACGGCGCGCTCGTTTACGACCCGCGCTCGAGCACTCGCGCATTCAGTAGCAATGCCGCGCTCTGCCTGGCGGACTATCTCACGAGCGCCGATTACGGGCTCGGTGCCGCGACGCAGAAAGCGACGCGGATTCAATCGAGCGGCGGCTCGGTCGTCACGAAGTTCACCGGGGACACCGGCCTATCGACGAACGGCCAAGCCTACGAAGCGCTCGTGTTCATTGAGAACATTGGCGCCAAGGATGTGACCGTCGCGGACAATTTCGGCCATTCCGTTCTCGTGCTCGCAGGCACGAAGTCGAATGTCTATTTGACCTGGACCGGAAACGGCGCAAGCAACAATCAGCTCATCTTCAAATCTCCCGCGGCTGGCGACTCGCTCGACTTTCTGCTCTTCAATGGAATTCTGCGGCGCGTCGGCGTAGACGAAAACCAATTCACGACGAAAGACTTTACAGGGGCGCAATGGACCGGGGGAACCGGCGCGACGGTCACACTGACGCAGAATCAGATCGCCTCGGTCGAAGTAGACCGCGCCGCGATCATCACCGCCGCGAACATCTGCGATGAAGCAATCACGCTCAATGCAGGCGGCACCGAGCCCCGCTACACGACGAACGGCGTCATCGATACCTCCGTCGTGCCAGCGGACGCTATCAGCTCGCTGCTTACCGCCATGGCTGGCTTCGTCGTCTACACGAATGCGACCTTCAAGGTTTATGCGGGAGCTTACATCTCGCCTGTCTCGCCCGATGGCGACGTGTCCGAAGGCGACTTGCGCGGCGATATCGTCATTCAGACCACGCGCCCGAAGCGCGACCTATTCAATGGCGTGAAGGGGCTTTTCGTTTCGCCCACAAACAGCTGGCAGCCGACAGACTTTCCGCCGAAGCAGAACGCGGCCTATGTTGCCCGCGACCGCGGCGAGTTCATCTGGAAAGATATCGAGCTGCCATTCACAACCTCAGTACCTACCGCGCAGCGGCTCGCCAAGATCGACCTTGAGCGCAATGCGCGGCAAATCTCCATCACGCTTCCACTGAAGCTGTCGAAGTACACGATCGCGCCTCTCGATACGATTCGCCTGTCGCTCGCTCGCCTCGGCTGGGTGAACAAAACCTTCGAGGTCGCATCAGTAAATCTCGTTTTCGACGACAAGGGCCAACAGGGCTACATCATCGGCGTGGACGTTGTCGCGCGTGAGACGGATGCGAGCGTGTTCTCCTGGACGCCGGGCACGGACGAACTTGCTTCGACCGCCGCGCAAACCATCGTCCAGCCCGACCTTTCCGTGACTCAGCCTCCGACGGGGCTCACGGTCAGCCCGGTTGAAGTCGTGCGCATCGTCGACGGCATTAAGACTAGCGGACTCTCAGTGAGTTGGACCGCGCCAGCCGACCAGTTCGTTCTCTTTGGCGGCCATATCGTCGTGCAATACAAGAAAAACGCCGACGCGCTCTGGACGCAGGCAGGGAAGCTCGACGGCTCGGTGACCAGCACGCAAATCCTCGGCGTAGTCGATGGCACGCTCTACAACATCCGAATCTGGGCTGAAAACTCCGTAGGCGTGAAGAGTGCGATTGTCTCGACGAACGCCACGCCCACCGGCACCGTTGTCGCCGTTCCCACCGGCAAGAACATGCTGATCAATCCGGGCTTCGAGGCGAATGATGTGGGGTCGGTTCTCGATGTGCCCACAACCGTCGGTGGGACGCTCACCAATGACTGGAAGGTCACCCAACTTTCTGTCTACCATCAGATTTACGTCACCGCGAGCGCTCAGCACAGCGGCGCAAATTCTCTGCTTCTAAACCTTCCCAATAGCGTCACCGTGCCGAACGACAATACGGACTATCTGACGACCGCAGAGACGACTTCTCGTTTGTATGTCGGCATTGGCGACATCGTTCGCGTGAGCGCGTGGTTCAAAGGCTTTCGGAACGCAACGCCCCCGGCTGGCGTGACGGTCGCTTACTACATCGGAATTACCCTATACAACGCGGCCGGCAGTCCCCTCGGCCAGCAGGTCGCCGGATTCGGCGACTGGTCCAACGCTTTCCTCCTGCTGCAGACCTCGATTCAGATCCCCGCAACTATCGGCGGAGGAGTGCCTGCATACGTCAAGGTCAAAACCACCTACCAGATCAAGAACAATAGCGGGGCGCCGTTCGCTACGGGGGCTTCGGCATACGGTGTCGTCGCCGTCGACGATTTCAAGTGCATCGTCCAGAACACAGCGTTCGATCTCACGCCGGTCAGCACGAGCGGGACGCCGCGAAGCACGACTGGACTTGTCTCGCAGATTGGCGCAACCACGGCCCACAGCATCGCATCCTCAACGTGGCAATTTGGCGACGGAACGATTGCCTACAATTCCGGGACTTGCGACCCAACTGTCATGGGAACGTTTTACGATACCGGCGACGATCCTACCTATTCGGGCGGGGCAGTTACATATGTTCCGCGCAGCACGCCAGCCGACTGCAATGCCGCGAATGGCCGGGTCTTCTTCGGCAAGATCACTACGGTTGGGGCAGGCGGGGCGGTTTCGACTGGAGGAGGCACCGGAGGCGGTGGTCCAGTCGGGAAAGCGAATCTAACTTGAACCACAATCCTAAGATTGTCGAACCGAAGCAGATTACTAACGAGCTTGTCGCCTATCGAGTCGTCTGTTGCGGCGAAACCTGCTGCTTACGAGGCGAATGCAGGGAAGTCCAGCACGTGTGCTGCACTCCAGAGGCGCACACCTGCGAAGAAAGCTGGCACACCGTCAGCGTTCACCGTGAGGACCATGAAGGCTATATGGCCGAGCGAATGAAAGAGGTCGCAGATCGTCACGAAAAGATGATTCAGTGGCGCCTGAAGAAAGCGGCCAGTTAGTGCGATATGCTGAGCCAGCCGTAGACGCCAGTGTTGGTGGAATTCGGGCCGACCACGAGTCCGGTGTATCCGCCGTGAAGGTCAAGGCCAGCGGGAATGCTGGGGCTCGCCCCTCCAGAGACAATATATTTTCCATTGGTATCTGTGGCCGTGAATTGCCACACGGTCCCACTGAGAATATCTTGGTCGGCAGGATTCACCGCTATGGTTCCCGAAGAAATACCGAGAACCGCGCCGCTGCTTTGATAGCTTCCGGTCACATTTCCCGTTACGTCATTCTGGCTGAGGGTAGCCGTGAAGGCGACGGCTTGGCCGAAAACCGTGCACGGTCCTCCCGCGCTCGGGTTGTAATTGCAACTCTGGATGGTTCCCGTCCAACTCCCACTCGTCGTCGGTACCTCGGCGCCGGTGAACGTTCCGGAGAGCAGCAAGCCGGTGCAGGATGGCATATTCGAATAAGTGCCGGTGAAAGATTTGCCGTCGGCGGCGAGCGTGGTGTTGAACGTGAACACACCAAAGTTGCTGCCCATCGTGACCGTGCCGGTGAAGTTGCTCACGTTCTGGACGAGGCCATTCGAGAGCGTAGCGGTGAAAGGCACACACGAAAACGGTGCAGGATTGCCGGCCGCAGTGAAGCTGTTCGCGGAAACATCCGCACCGACCTGGGCGAAGAGAGCTGCAAAATTGACGCTCTTGCCGCCAGCATCGGTCGCGGTCATCGTCCAATTGCCAGACGGATCTATCGGTTTCGGTCCCGGCGCGGGAGCCGGGGAGCCGCCATTGCCGCATGAAATGAGAAGTAAAGCGATGAAGGGGAGCAAGCGTAGTACGATGCGATTAGCCATTTTCGAAATCTCCTTTTCGATTTTGGTTAGGGGGCGTTGGACGGGTCAAATCGTTCGGCGTCCCCGTTTCTTTGATTCGGCCCATAGTCTGGTATTACTTAACGTGGAAGTCAACAGAACTTTCGTACCATAAGCTAACCCATTGACCAATAAGCAGATTCAACGTCTTGCGCTCTGGCTGCAAGTAGGCGGATTTGTGCCCGCGCTCCTGCTCCTCTTTATCCGCCCTCATTCAACGACGATTTTCGCTGTCGCTTTTGGGATACACGTTGTCGGAGATGTGATGTTCTTTCTGGCCGACCGGCCGGAACAAGGGGGAAATGTGAACTTCAAAATCAGCAATTACGTGAAGCTTCCCGCATGGTTGCAGTTCGTCGCTTACCAATTCATCGTCGGCGGCTTGCTGATGTTCGCGCACGGCAAGTCGATGACCGGCCAAAGGCTAGCGCTCATCGCGTTGGCGATTGGCGTCGGCGCTCTGGTCTATTCGAGGCTGTTCGCTATTTCAACGCTCTTCAAGTTGCCCGGACTGCTGCAACTTGGCGGCTACGCGGCAATTCTCTTCGGCCTTCTCCTGCTCACGCAATTGGAAAGCTTCGCGCTGGTTATCACTTTCCTCGGGCTTGGCGTCAGTCAAGCCGGCTACAACTACGACAAGATTTATCCCTGAGGCTGATCCGTGGAACCCAGACCCTACGGCGAAATCAGCGACCTCGAACTCCTCGCGCTCTGCTGCTGGCGCGAAGCTCGCGGCGAAGGAATGCTCGGCAAGCGTGGTGTCTGTCACGTAATTCTCAACCGCGTGAAGGACGGGCATTTCGGCGGGCACGAGATCCACGGCGTCATCCTCAAGCGGTACCAATTCAGCAGCTTCAATCTAAGTGACCCGAACTCCGACAAATGGCCGGTCGAGGGCGAAACGTCATGGCTCGATTGCATCGATGCGGCCAAAAGCGTCATCGAGAATACGGACGAGGACTTCACGCGCGGCTGCCTGTTCTATTATTCGAGGCCGCTAACCGCTCCTCCCATTCGACAGTGGGGCAATGTGCAAATCGTGCTCACTGTTGGGGGCATCACGTTCTGCAAGAAACCCGAATTCTCGCATCCGGCTTCTTTGGGGGAGGACCAGTGATCTCGCCAGACGCTCTCGTTGTGGCAGGCGCGACGGTGTTCGTTCTCGGTGCGCAGCAATGGTTCATGCACCGGCAGAACCGCAGAGAATACAAGCGCTGGATGCAACTGCTCTCCTTTCTGCTCGAAGAATACTCGCTGCATCGGCACGAGAAGGACGGGAGCATTTCCTATCCCAGGATCAAACTCGGAAGCGCAGTCAACGGGAAGATGCGAGGGGAAGAATATACATGACGCCAAAAGTTAGAATCGGACTCGAGGTCGCGGCCGCTATCGTTGGACTGGTAGTCCTCGGCGCCTACATCTCCGCACGCGAGGACCGCGTAAAAATGGACGCAACTTTGCAGGCGCAAAAGACGGTGCTCGAGCAATACGCGAAGGACCGCGCCGACCATGAAAAGCAGGATGCTGCACGAGACGCGCAGACCGCCGAGACGTTGCGATCGATGCAGCAAACCATCGTCAATCTGAAAACGCCTGAGCAGCATGCGGCCTGGGACCAGGCGCAGCTCGAACAGGCCATCAAGGGCATCAAGATCACGGTGGCGCCGAACGGGGAAGCGACGGCTACGATTCCGAAGGACCAATTGCCGAACGTCACCGCTGCGATCGAGACGTGTAAGGAGTGCAAGGTCAAGCTCGACGCCGCGACCGCGAATCTTGCCTCGCGCGCTGAAGAGATGAAGATCGCCGATGCGCAGATTCAGGCACTAAAGACGGAGCGCGATTCGGCGGTGAAAGCCGCGAAGGGCGGAAGCTGGATTCACCGTGCCGGTCGCAACCTCAAAGTCATCCTCTGCAGCGGAGCGGGAGCGGCGGCCGGCTCAGGGCAGGGAGCTAAAGGCGCAGCCGCTGGCGCTATCGGCGGCGCGCTTGTTTGCTCGCTTTTCTGACACGTTCCCGTCACACCAACCTGCTAAGTCATTGAATCTATTGAGGCAGGCAATGATTCGTAATCGGCAGGTCGCGAGTTCAACTCTCGCCCTCGGCTCCATTCAATCTAAAGAATTTACAGTGTTTATGCGGCTTTCAGCGTCAAAAAGCAAAACCACAAGAGCGTTAAAAGTAGCCACTCTGCAAGAGAGTGCCGCACAGTTTCGCCACAGTCCTAGGCCCCATAGTCCAACTGGCGGATTAAAGCCGCGCCACGCTGCTGCAGCTCGCGTACATACGGGGAATAATGCTTCTCCGCGGTCTGATGCGAGATGCCCAGGAGCTTCGCCACATCGTAGAGACTGGCGCCCTTTTCGAGCAGGCTGACGCTGAAGGTATCCCGAAAGCGGTGCGCGTGACCACCCACAATTTCACACTTTTTGAACAAGCGGCCCAGGTGCTTCGCGAGGCTCACGATGGGCCGGCCGGTCTCGGTCGTGAAGACATACGGCCCCTGGGAACTTTTGATAGCAGCGAGCGCCTCAATCGCATCCGGATGCAGCTCAAGCCTTACCGTCGTCTCTCGCTTCTGCGTTTTCACCGTCAGAACGCCGTTCGCAATCGACGTCTTCCGTAGATAGATCACATCGCTTATTCTTAGGCCGGTATGCAGGAACAGCAAAACGATGGCGCGGAGGTACGGCTTGCCGAGCAGATATTCGCTCGTGAGCATCGTTTTGACTTCTTCCGGCGAGAATGGCTGCGTGCGGCCAGCGGTGGAATTGAGGTTCCGTGCGATGACTGGATTCTTTTCGAGATACCCGGATTCGACGGCGAAGTTGAACGCCCGATGCAGCACGCGCAGCTCATACTTGATTCCGCCATCGCTCATCGGCCTGCGGTTCACGCGATGAATGTCGCGCCGGCGAGATTCGGTATATCGAGTCACCGTTACGGCAAGAATGTCAGCAACCTCCCGGCAACTCGCACTCTCAAGAAAAAGTGAAAAGCGCTTCAGCACCCGCTCGTATTCGGCGAACGTCGATTCGCGGATGTCCGTTTTCGATGCCGCAAGGAACTCGGTTTGAAAATCGCCCCAACGCTTCGGCGTCAGTCTGCCGCGGCCGAGGATCTCAAGCTGATGGTGTTGTACTAGCCTTTCGGCGACTTTGCGGTCGCGCGTCTTCAGCGACCAGCGCTGGCGAGCGCCGCCGAAATTGGATTCGGCCCAGAAGACCCGGCCGCGGCGGTAGAGGGTAATCACGGATTGATGTGATCAATAAGCTGGCCCTTGGCGCAGCGCATTCTGCGGTTGGCTTCAGCCACGGTAATTAGGTCGTCGCTGCCAGATTCAAACGTCCCTATGAGCGTCCAGCTTGATTTATCAGGGCCGACATAAAATTTAAGTTCCGTGCGTGCCTTGGGATAAACGAGAGTGCGAATCGATTGTCCGGCTTGTCCGCGAATAGGTTCAATGGAATCCAGTTTGGGCTTCCCGCACGCCGCGATGAGTTGCGCGGCTTCATCAATTAATGGAACTATTTTCGGGGGAGACGCACTGGATGGCGGCTGTTCATCATGTGACCGCACAGCCATGATGAAACTGGCAAAAATCACGACGCCGAAAAATATAGCCAACATTGCGACTATGGGACTTGTGAACCGTTGGCCACATTGCGGACAGCTCTTCGCGTTATCGGCACAGTCATGACCGAGCTTGCATGTCTTCATGGGCTCGACTCCTTTCAGCGAACCACGAAGCGCCTGAACGGCACATGTCTGCGCTTCCGTCCCTTCATGCGAGCGATACGCCTCGCAAAACTTTTGAGTGGACACTCTTCCACTTCCGCGCCGTCTTCCAACCGCTGGCGCAGGCTGGCGCGTTTTTCTTCGAGAGTGAGGCGAAGCAATCTGATTTTGTTTTCGATTACCACGCACTCACTCAGTTCCAGTTCGTTTATCGATTGATTTTGTGTCTTTGCTAGAACGATGAGGTTGTTTTGACCTTCGACCGGGGGACTTGGCACGAGCTTCAGCCTCTCTTACTGAAGAGATTAGTTGCTGCACCTCGGCGCGAATTTCGGTAACTAGATCAGGTGGAAGGGCCGGGCGTTGTCCTGTAGTTACTTGCCCTTCTTGCTTATCAGAATAGGACGAAGGTACTGGAACTGTGGAATTTGCGTGTATGTCCATGAGTTTCAGTGAGTTGCCTACCAGTTGAAGTTGTTCAAAAGACCACTCAAGCAATACTTCGGCCAAATTGCCTAAAGACCTCTTCTCGACCCTTGCCTGCTTCTCCAGTGCCGCCTTCAGGGTGGGGCGAACTTTGAGGTTCAGATGTGTTCGTTTTTCTTCCACAGGCTCACAAGTATAAGAAGTAAAGAAAGTAGTTGACAGGCATCTTTGAGATGCGTAGCATGCGACATATGCCAAGTGACCTACAGCAGTTAATCCTTCAGTGCCGGACCGAAAGAGGCCTCTCTTTGGTCGAAATGGCGAAACAGGTCCGGCTTAGTCCTGCAGGCCTCTCGAAGATCGAGAGAGGTAAAGCAAAACCGAATCGGACCACCGAAGCACGCTTGGTTGCGTTCCTTCGCAAGCACGGGTACTTCGCGAAACAAGAGGCCGCCTGATGACCATCTCCCAGATGCGTCAAGAGCAACGCATTGCCGAAAAGGCAAGAAAGAACAAGGGCCTGGAGCTGCGCACGCAACTCGCGCTCGCCAAGGACATCGCGCTTTGGGAGCAAGCAATTCAACTGGCCACCCTTAACGAAACTGTTAAGCGATTGCTATCAGCATTTCGCGGGAGAAGGGGTGTACGAAAGTGATCGAACGCACCGCATCCCTGCGCAAGTGGGCCTTGATGATCGGCATCTCGCCGGACACGCTAAAGCGCTGGCTGGCAGAAGAACTCGGCCTGGTCCTTCCTCGCGTTTCCCGTGGCAGCAAGATTCTGATTCGCGAGAGTCACGTCGAGATGGTTTATCGCAAGCACGTTCCGGCTTCGGATTGGCATCTGCTTCGCGGAAAGAAGATCGCGTAATGGACTTCGGCAAAAAGACGGAACGTCTGCGCGTGGCGGTGAGCGTTGATGTAGCCCGAGAGATTCGGGCCATGGCCGATCTTGATTGCCGAGAACTGCAGGACCAAGTTCGATTCATTCTCATGCGCGGATTAGAGCATTTGCGCGGAAATCGCGGCAACGGATATGTCGAGGAACGTGCGTCCGTTTCGGGCCATGCGGGGCCAGCCCGAACTTTCGCCGAAAACGAGGCGAAGGACTTTCGGGGCCAGCCGGTGACATTTGGGGCCAAGCCGCCCGTTCGGGTCGGCTCACCCGGCAGGAAGCGCGGTGTCGCTTGACTCCCACTCAACGCGAAGAACTATTCGCCGCCCTGATGGAAGGCGTGCCGCCCGTAGAAGAAATCGGCAAGGCGGCGTATCGCGAGATGGAAGAAATCACGGCGAACGACCTCGACAGCATCGAGCCGATTATCGATGGGATGCTGCTCGAATCATTTCAGGCAGGGAAGCGGTTCGCGGACAGGAAGACGGAAGCCGACATTGTGAAGCCGAAAGAGATGGTGCTGATTTTATGAGCGAAGTCACCGACCAGGCCATGCAGAAATTGGTTGACGCTATTGAAAAGGCGTCTCCGCTTCTGTGGCACGCGGCATATCGCCAGGTCTTCGTTGAACTGGCAGAGCAGGCATTCGCTATCGCCGTTCTAGTGTTTTGTGCGCGAATCCTTATTCGCATTCGGAAAAAAGCAATGACTCCTGCGGATGAAAATCATTACGCAGCCAATGCCGATGATCCTGTTCCGTTGCTCTGTGCGGTTGGCGCTGCCATCTGCGGCGTGGCCATCTTCGTTCTCTGCATTTGCGTGCTGGATTATTCGCTTAATCCGACATTCGTAGCCATCAAGGAATTGAAGGGGCTGCTGTGAGCATGGGGACCATTAGCGGCTTCGAAGGAAGATTTGATCGGAACGAAGAGATCAAGCCCTTGCTCGAAGAACTTTACGAGCTTCGCCAGCAAGCCGACGCCGAAGAGTGGCCCGTGGCGAGCGAACCGATTCATGACGAACTTTCCGGGGCCGCACAGCCTACCCCAACGGCGGCCCCGGCAGGTGGGGAAGTGTCTGTCCGCCTGCACCACATCGCGCTTGTCAGCATCGGCGTTTTTCTTTCGACGTGGTGGTTCGTGCATTCGCTTGCGCTTTCGATAAGTCAGTAAACCAGGAGGAAGTGAATGCGAGGCAATTTGAACTTAGGCGATACCGTGCGGGACACAATCAGCGGCTTCAGCGGCGTGGTTGTCGCACGGACAGAGTGGTTCAACGGCTGCGTCCGAATCACGATTCAGCCGAAGGCGATGCACGACGGTAAGCCAATCGACAGTCAGACGCTTGATCTTGAGCAACTGGAACTGGTCGAACGCGCGACACCGAGGGCTGAAGCAGCACGCGGCGGCGACAGACCCGCAATCACTCGCGCCGCAGACCCACGATAAGACTCTTTTCGGAAAATCAAACCAGGAGGAAAGAGAATGGCCGTTGAAACAGCAGAAATGCCACTCATGAAAGCAGGAGCACAACCGACGCTGATCGGAACTTTGGCGGAACGATACGGAGTGGACGCCTCAGGCTTCTACAACACCATCGTTGCGACCGTGTTCACGGCGGGAAAGGCCAAGCCGGGAAGTGAAGCGAAGCCCGGCAAGGGCCTGCCGCCGACGAAAGAAATGGTGATGACGTTCCTACTCGTCGCCAATCAGTACGACCTCAATCCGTTCCTCAAGGAAATCTATCCGTTCATCGATGGGGAAGGGAGCTTGAAAGTCGTCATTGGCATTGACGGTTGGATTAAGACCGCTCTCCGCAACAAGTTGTATGACGGACACGAGTTCATCGAGCATCTCGACGCCGATAAAAGCCTGATGGCCGTCACCTGCAAGATTTTCGTCAAGGGCCGCACAAACCCGATTCAGATGACGGAATACATGTCCGAGTGCAAGCGCGAGACGGACCCTTGGAAACAGTGGCCGTACCGAATGCTTCATCACAAGGCGTTCATTCAAACGGCGCGCTATGCGCTCGGCATGGGCGACCTCGCGGACGAGGACGAAATCGACCGCCTCAAATCTGTGCAGGGCGCTTCGCATTCGCTCGAAGAGCCGCGGCGATTGTCCGAATCTACAAGGCCGGCGGCAGTGGCTCCCACGCCTGCACCGGAGCGCGAAATGCCAGTCGAGCAACCTGCGACCGCAGAATCCGCAGCTTCTCCCGCAGCCCTGGCGTCGACGACCGTGCTGAATAACATCTGGCAACTCGGCTTCAAAAAGGGCTTAGGCAAAGTCGACATGAATGACATGGCGAAACGGAAGTTCGGCGTCGACAAGGTAGCGGAACTCACGAAGGCGCAAGCCGAGGAACTCATCAAGGACATCGCAGCGCTGTGAACTGGTTTACCAAATTCCTCTGCGTCATCGGGCTCATCGTGCCCGGGAAGAGCCTGCGCGAACTCGGTTATCCGCCGCACGAAGAACTCCTCTCCGTTGGATTGACGGGCCGCGATTTTATGGAGCGCTATGTTCACGGCACAAAACCGAAAGCGTGGGAAACGGTAGAGCAGTTCGCAGACCGCGTGACGGGCCGATTTTACGCGGATTATCCAACTCTGAGGAAGCGCAGCGCGGTATGACGATTCCGTTCCAATTCGATGAGTCGCTTCACGTTTACAAAGTAGACGGCATGGTCGTGCCGGGAGTTACCCGCGTGATCGACCATGCCGGACTCACGAGTTTCGAGAACGTGCGCGAGGACATTCTTGAGCGTCGCAGCAAGCTCGGCACAATCGTCCATGCCTGCACGCATTTCTTCGATGAAGGCGATCTCGATTGGATGACGGTCGCTGAGGAAGCAAAAGGCTACGTTGACTCCTGGGCCAATCTGGTGACCGAACTCGGGCTCAAGTGGCAGCGCATTGAGTTCCAGTGCGTCGGCGAGATTGACGGGATGAAAGTCGGCATGCGCCCGGACCGCGAGGGGTTCATTTTCGGGCGGCTCTCCATCGTGGACCTCAAGATTTCGCGCCAAGCCGAGCCGTGGCACGCGATACAGACGGCCCTGTACGCGCTCGGCTTGCCTCATCCAATGCTCACGACGCCGATGGCTCGCTTCATGGCGCGTGACCGCTACATCGCCAAACTGGACGAGCACGGAAAGAAAGCGAAGCTCATCCCTTATCGCGCACGCAATGACGCCGATGTTGGCCGCTCCGCGCTGGCGATTTCGCACTGGAAGTTATCGCACGGCAAGAAAATCGAACCGTTGGAATTGGAGGTCGCAGCGTGAAGGACACGCGTTACTGCTACGGCGCGAGTTGCACCTGGCACGGACCAATCAGCGAGGTCAGCAACACCGGAAATCATCCGCGATGGAAAGCGGCCAATATCCCCAAGGACATCCGGAAGCACTCGATGCCTTGCTGTCCGATTTGCGGCGGGATGCTGATGGAATTCAATGAACCCAGTAGGTGGTGGAGTCAGGTGGATGAGTTTGAGCGCAAGGGCCATCCGAACTATCGCGCAATGTTGGTGTGGCAGCGCGAGCAGAAGATTTGCTTCCGAGAAATGTCGCAGCTAGTTAGGGCTTACAAAGAAATTATGGGAGTCGAGGTCGCACTGTGAGCACGCAAACCGCGCCAATCATCTCGGAAACAATCAGCATCGACCCGGCACGCATTGCCGAATTCCGCGAGTCGACACCGATGCTGGCACGGCAGGCGCAAGAGTTCACGATCGAGGACGCTTCCGATTATGAGTTCAGCCTCACCATCGCTGAGGAAGCCATCAAGCGCCAGAAGGCGATAACTGATTTCTTCGCGGCGAGCAAGAAACTCGCGTTCGACCTGCATCGATCGATTTGCAAGATGGAGAGCGATCTCCTGCAGCCCTACATGCAAATCGAACGACTCATCAAGGATCGCCGCCTCAACTGGCGGCAGGCCGAAGAGCAGAAGCGTCTGAAAGCCGAAGCCGAACAGCGCCGCATCGCGCACGCGGCCGAACAGCAGCGATTGCTGGACGAGGCCGCGGCGCTCGAAAAAGAGGGCGAGAAGGAAGCCGCCGAAGTCGTCCTCGAGCAAGCGCAAACCGTCCAGGCTCCTGCGGTCGTCGTGCAAAGCACGGTGCCGAAACAGGTTGGCAGCTCCATTCGCAAGAAACATTCCTACCGCATCGATGACGAGGCGATGGTGCCGCGCGAGTTCTGCTCGCCGGACCCGAAGAAAATCAAAGCGACCGTGGACGCGTACGGCATGGGCGCGAAGATTTCCGGTGTGACCGTTTTCCCTGATGAGAACGAGGCGATTCGGACGAAAGGACGAATTTGAACGAGACGCCAAGAATCCCGCAGTTGTCTCTCGGCTATGCCTGTTGCGGACGGTCCGTCAGACAGACCGCAACTGAAACGAACACGGCGCGAGCGCTGTGACTCGAAAATCCAAGGTGAACTGACGGATTGGGCGGGGTCACATACATAAAACGACGACGCAGAACGGCGGCGATGCTCGATAAACCGCCCGGAAGTTTAAGGGGAGGAATTTGTGGGACTGGATGTAACGGCTTTATCAAAAGCGAAACGAGTTGGCGGTTTCGACAGCGACGAAGATGCAATCGCAGCTTACAACGGTAACGGCTTCAACCGCATGGACGGCGTGGCAGAGGGCCGCTACGTCGGCGCGGATGAGTTTGGTTTTGCTGCGGGCTCCTATGGCGGATACAACGCTTGGCGTGAGTGGCTGTCGAAAAAGTTTCTCGGCGTCGATCCGCAACAAGTCTGGGACGCGCCAGAGCGTTTTGCGGGTAGGCCGTTCGTGGAACTTATCAATTTTGCTGACAACGAGGGAGCATTCGGTCCGGTCACGTCAGCAAAACTCGCTAAGGATTTTCAAGAACACGCCTCAGAGCTAAAGCGAGATGACGATTGGAATGTCCGGAAATATCTGGAGTGGCAAAAAGCATTCGAGCTTGCAAGCGATGAGGGATTAGTCGTCCTGCATTAAAGCAGTTCGGGCCATTCGCGCGGTTGGGCGTGAAGCGGTCGGGCGTGAAGCGGTTGGGGGAGGGTCGAAGTGGAAGCAGTCGATACAGGCACATCATTTGACGTGTTCGTTGGCGAAGACCATCTCCTAGAGGTCTATCGCGGACCAGACCTCATTGTCACGCAGCGATTCGGCCATGTCGTGAATTACAGGCCGAGCGTGATTCCGCTGCAGAAGCCGAGAAAACATCGCCGCCTTATCGATTGGCTCGTGCCGGTGCTTTTTGTGTTGGGCGTGATTTGGTGCGTGTGGTTGGTGCTGCGCTAATGGGCCTCTATAACTTCCAAGCGCGATTCGTGCCGTTCATTCTGGACGGTCGCAAAACGCACACTATCCGCTCGCTACGAGCGAATCCGGATAAGCCGGGCAACACGCTCCATCTCTACACCGGGCTGCGCCAAAAAGGAGCGCGGCTACTGATGCGCGTTCCGTGCGTAAAGGTCGAGGACATTGAAATCTGGGAAACCCAAGCTGGCACAAGCGACCAGATGTATACGGCGGTGCGAATCAACGGCTGTGATTTGGACTCCGCAGAAAAGGCACATCTTGCGCGTCGCGACGGTTTCTCAGACTTCGCCGAGATGATTTCGTTTTGGGACGGACGGCTTCCTTTCAGCGGCCATGTCATCCATTGGAAGTACTCGAAATGAACATCGTCCTCGGCAAATCCGAAGGTAAGAACGTCTCGCTGGACGTGGACAAACTCTTGAGCACGCGGCTGCTCGTGCAAGCCAATTCAGGAAAAGGGAAAAGTCATCTACTGCGCCGCATCGCCGAGCAATTCTTCGGCAAGGTCCAAGTCATCATCATCGACCCCGAGGGCGAATTTGCGACACTTCGCGAAAAATACGGCTATGTGCTGGTGGGTAAGGGCGGCGAGACTCCCGCCGACCCTCGTTCGGCTGCTCTCGTAGCTCACAAACTGCTCGAACTTCGCGCCTCAGCCGTCTGCGACCTCTACGAAATGAAGCCCGCGACGCGGCATGAGTGGGTACAGAAGTTTCTCGACGCCATGATCGACGCGCCGAAAAACCTTTGGCATCCGTGCGTTGTGATCGTCGATGAGGCGCATGTGTTCTGCCCGGAGAAGGGCGCAGGGGAGTCGATTGCATCCGAGGCCATGATCGGCCTAGCCACGCGAGGCCGGAAGCGCGGCTTTGCCTGCATCTTCGCAACGCAGCGGCTTGGCAAGCTCCGCAAAGACGCCGCCGCCGAACTCACCAACGTCATGATTGGCGGCACGTTCATTGACGTGGACCGCAAACGCGCTGCGGACGCTCTCGGTTTCTACGGCGCGGACCTGCACAAATTCTTCGACGACATCAAGATCATGGAGCGCGGCTATTTCTATGCGCTCGGACCGGCAATCTCGCTAGATCGGACTCTCGTGCATGTTGGCGACGTCGAGACCACGCATCCCGAGGCTGGCAGCGCGAAGCATGGCGCGGAGCCACCGCCGCCGCCCGAGGCGATAGCGAAGCTGCTGCCCAAACTGTCGGACCTGCCAAAGGCTGCCGAGGAAAAGGCCAAAACCGAAGCGGAACTGCGCAAAGAGAATCGCGAGCTTAGAGCGCAGTTGCGGACGCAGCCGACTGTCGCCAAAGAGATCAATGTTGCGGACCCGAAGACAATTGAACGGGCCGTCATGGATGCGCAGCGGAAGCTCGAAGCGCGATACGTTCAGCTTCGACGAGTCACGGAGAAACTCTTTAAGTCGCTGCAATTCGTCGCGCGTCAGGCGGGTAACGATTCGCTCGCAGCAATCGAGTCGATGAAAGCGCTTGATATCGACTGGACGAAGTTGAAGGACGACCTCAAGAAAGTCACACAAGTTTCGGCCGGGGAAATCCAAAAGGAGAAAATGGCGAGTAGCTCTCGACTGCCTGCCACGACTGTAACCCATCCCCGGCCGGATATACCTTACGAGAATAACGGCGACCTCTCGCGTCCGCAACTGGCGATCCTGAAAGCCATCGCCGAGTTTGAAGCCATCGGCCGCACGCAGATCTCGAAGTCATGGATTGCAGCGCGCGCGGGTGCCAGCCATCGGTCGAGCGCGTTCACCAATAATTGCGGCAGTCTCAAAAGCCGAGGCTACATAACGTATCCGGTGCCAGACACGGCCAGCCTTACGGAAAAAGGCCGCGGCGCAGCCGGTCCCGTCAACGTACCGACGAGTTCAGGAGAGATGCTGCAAAGCTGTCTGGCTCTTCTGTCCATGCCACAGCAGCGGATTCTGAGGGCTCTCTACGAGGCGCATCCGCGCGCGATTGAGAAGTCGGCCCTCGCGGAAGCGGCTGGCGCTTCGGCTACCAGCTCCACATTCACAAACAACCTGGGCGCGATGAAGTCGGCGGGAATGATTGAGTACCCGGAAAAAGGCGCGGCGAAAGCGGCGGATTGGATTTTCGTAGATTGAAACCGCTCGCCATTGAGTTATTTGCGGGCCTTCACGGATGGGGCGAAGGCTTTCTAGTTGAAGGATTCGACGTAGTGGGGTTTGACATCGTGGATATGCGCAAAGAAATCGGGATGCCAAGGCCGGGACCGTGCCATATCGCGCGCTGAAACTGCGGCGCAAGGGAATCGGCATCGAGTTGAGCCACAAATATTTTCTCGACGCGGTCGCGTACTGCAAGGCCGCAGAGCAAGAGGCGGCGATTCCGGATTTGTTCGAGGCGGCGGAAATAGAGGCGTGAAGGTGCTACTGCTTCAACTCGACGGTACGGGGCCGAATCTGGCGCTCATGCGGATTGCTGCCCACCATCGCAATCTTGGCAACGACGTGGAGCTTCGCAGGGCCGGAAACGCCGCTGCCCTTGAGCGTCAACTCTGGGACGCGCCGGACAGGATTTATGCGTCGCTAATTTTCTCAAAGACCGTCCCGCTCGCGGAAGAACTCCGAAATATCTATCCGAATGCTGCGATTGGCGGGAGCGGTTGGGACGCTCCGCCGTTGAGAATCACGAAGCTTGAGCAGGTGGGGATCACGACGCACGAAGCCGACTATTCGATCTATCCCGGCTATCAGCACAGCATTGGCTTTACGCAGCGCGGCTGCCGCTTCACCAAAGAAACCTGCTGGTTTTGCAGTGTCCCAGACCGCGAAGGCAAGGCTCGCGCGGAAGATTCAGTCCAGTCGATCTGGCGCGGTGAGCCGTGGCCGAAAAATCTTCTCCTTTTAGATAACGACACGTTCGGGAATCCCAACTGGCGCAACGAAATTGCCGCGATCCGCGACGGTGACTTTAAGGTCTGCTGGAATCAAGGAATCAACGCGCGAATGCTGACTGATGAAGTCTGCGAAGCGATCGCGTCGGTGAAGTACCGCGACAATGAATTTCAGCGAAAGCGGATTTATACCGCTTGGGATAACTCAGCGCATGAACGCCCGCTCTTCCGCGGCCTAGAAAATCTCGCACGGCATGGCGTCAATCCCGACGACATCATGGTCTACATGCTCACGACTCCGGAGAGCTTGCAGGATTGCCACTATCGACGAGAGAAGCTGCGCGCGTTTGGATGCAGGCCGTACCCGATGCCGTACGTGAGGACCAAAGAGACTGTCGGGTTTCAGCGTTGGATCATCGGCGCATATGACAAGCCATCAAAGAAAAATCCTGACGGAGTGAGTTGGGAGCGTTGGGTCAAGGCTGACTATCAGCCTGCGAATTTAGAGGCGCTGGCGGTAGGGGACTGAGGGTTCGGGTCGGATGAACTATTACCGAAGATTTCCGGGTGACTATGCCCGGGATACGAGGCATTTGTCGATGATGGAGCATGGGGCCTACACACTGTTACTCGACACGCTTTACTCGACGGGCGAACTCCCGCGCGCCCCAAAAGTGCTCTTTAAAATCTGCGGAGCGACGACGAAACGCGAACGAGCAGCGGTCAAAAATGTTTTGCAACAGTTCTTTTTTCGGACCCCCGCCGGGTTTTCACACAAAAGATTCGAGCAAGAGCTAAAGCATTCAGAATCAAGGATTAAGGCCGCGCAAGAGAATGGTAAACGTGGCGGAAGACCAAAACCCAGCGGAAACCCAGTGGGTTCCCAAAAAAACCCAGCCAATAACCCAGAGGAAAGCTATCCAGCACCAGCACCAGAACCAAATAAAGAAAAAGAAGAGGCGGGAGCCGCCGCCGCATTCGTCGCCATCGGGTTCGACAAGCCGTTCGGACAAGTCAAATTCCAATCCATCTGGCTTAAGCATTTCGAGATCGTCATCGCTGCCGGCGAGTGGCTGACGCAAGCGATGGAGGACACCGCGCAAGAGTGCCAGTCGCTCAGCATTGGCGTCCCGCCGCAATTCTTTTCGGCCAAGCGCGATGTGGAAGCCAGGGAGATGGCCGAGTTCGAGCGCAAGTATCACAGGACGCCGCTATGACTTTTTGCAGTAGCACCAAAAATCTCACCAGGAGGAAATCATGAAAGGGAAAAAGGGAAACCATCTGCCACCAGAAAAAAGTGAACGGCCAAAGAAATCCAAGCCGCATCAGCAAGCGCCGCCGCTGGATGCCGTGAAGGATTTCGATACGCCGACGCGGAAAGAGCCCGAGCAGCAAAATCTCGTCGACGCGAAAGCCGAGAAACCGCAGACCGTCCGTAATGGCTATCTCGCCGCCGAGTTCGTGAAGCCGCACACCGAGCGCGACAAGAACGACAAAGCCTTCGTCGCGATCGAGATTTCGTTTCCGTTGCTCGAAGAGCATCGCGCCGCAAAAGTGTTGCCCTCGCGCGTCATCGAAGTGTGGGACGGATTGGTCGACCTCGGCGTCGACAACATCAGCGTGGACAATGTGCCGGCGCAAGTGGTTGAGCTCGCGCTGGCGCCCGATGCGATTGAGAAAGCGACGGCGCTGAAACTGCCGTTTGCGGAGATCACGCACGGCAAGATTCAGGTGAAGGAAGCTCGCGGCGAGGGCAAGGCAAAAGATCAAACCGTGCTCTCGTTCCGCGTCAAGGTCGAATGGGATATCGAGACTTGGCGCTTCACTGGCCGCCACTTCGGTCACACCTTGTGGGTGAAGATGCAGAAGGCGCAGGGCTCGCTGCTGGAAGAAGAATCAGAGGCCGCGTGAACGCTATGAACATCGCCGAAGCGAGGAAGGTTTTGGCACAGCCGCTTCGCTTCGGCGACGAATCGCAAATTACAGCGCGCAAATTCCTCGAAAAAGTCGAACTTGCGAAAGACGCAATAGAGTGCTGCGACTGCGATCACTGGGAGTCGACTCGCTACAATAAACGCTCCCTCGGCGAAGCGGCTCGCTGGATGGCGAATTGCGAATGCGTCGAATCCTTCCCCAAAGACGTGCGCGAACAGGCGGCAATTGTGCTTGTCAATGTGTGGGCTCCAGTATGAGCCGTTTCCTCTGCTGCCTGTGCGAAAAGACGCTGGTCGCCAGCAACCACGGCCAGGATGTGATCGTCGGGCCGTGCAAGGAATGCAAAACCAAACTGCGGCGCGAACTCGACGCGCATTGCGAATGCTTCGTGATAGCGAAACCGTTTCCAATTACTTATTCGCCGAGGAGGGCAGCAGCATGAGCAAGCAAGAACAATTATGGGCAGCGCTCGCGGTCGTAATGGACCAAATCGACAGTTGCGGTCCAACCGAGATGATAGGCGCGGCATTTGATGGGCGCGAACTAGACAGGGCCCGGGAAGCGTTACGGGACTGCGCACCGGAGGGACGCAAATATGACATACGCACAAAGGGCTTCGGCCAATCGGTGAAGCCGTGAGCGAACGCGACAAAGCAATGGAATACGCGCCGACGACGGGACATGAGGCCGCGGCGGCGCGATTGGTCGCAAAGAGAGAGGAGCCTGCTTCGTGTGCCTGCTGTGGGGAAGCGATAATCTCAGAGTTATGCGTTGGATGTATTAAAGATGGTGTCCCCGACCCTACATCTCCTGATGAGAAGAGAGAGGAGCCTGCTATACCAGCAAAGAGCAAGCTAGATGCTGCAATTCAGAATGCTGCGCGCGACCTCCCCGAAGGTTGGTCGATTCTACTGCAAGTGGAAAAAGGTGCGGGATGGGTGGAGCTATTCAACGACGACGGCGCAAAAATCCCCGTCGAGCTAGACGACTTGGATTTACATGAGAGCGTGGCAAAGTGCGTGGAGCGTGCGCTACTTTCTGCATCGCCTGCGCCAGCATTCGCCGTAACAAGTGGACAAATTGACCTAACTGGCCACGCACCGGATTGCGAATTGCAAGGCGCTACTGCTCCAATTTGCACGGCAACGGCGATGGATCCTAACAGGAAGATTTTGTTTCGCTGCACTTGCGGCAAAGCAGAAGGGTCCAAGTGAAAATCGAAATCGTCATCCCCGGCCGCGCCATCCCGCAAGGCGGCCTACGCATAATTCCTCTGCCCGATGGCAAGCGCATCCTCGCGCCGAACAATAGCGCGAAGCTGAATCCATGGCGGAAGAAAGTTCGCGACGCGGCGAAAGCTGCGATGCGCGATGCGGCATGGGAAATGTTCGGCCCGGAGATCCCGCTATCCGCGCAATTGCAATTTTGTTTTCTGCGCCCGAAGTCGACCGACCGCAGATTCCCGACGGTGAAGCCCGACATCGATAAGCTCGAGCGTGCCATTCTCGATTCGCTCACCGGCATCGTGTGGACCGATGACGCGCAAGTCGTGCGCGTGACGAAGGCGAAACATTACGGCGAGTTTCAGCGCGTGGAGATTCGCGTGGAGAGAATGGGATGAAAAGCGATCCCCGCCGCTGCCAGCACGTCACGAAGACACCCGTCTACGCGACGCATATTGGCGGCGTCGCGATTGACCCTTCGGAATATGCGACACTGGTGCGCTTCTCTGGCATGACGAGGTTCGCTGTAGCTATATCGCCGACACTGGTGAGGAATTCTGTCCGAAACACAAAATGGAAAGAGAGTTGGCGAAGGCATGACCGGCCTGCCCTGTCGCTTCTGTGGCGGCGCAACGCGCATCGTCAACACTCGACCCTACCCGAATCAGGTATGGCGACGCCGTAAATGCTTGAATGCGAAGTGCGGTAGGGCATTCACAACCAAAGAGCGCGTCAATCCCCTCAGAAGAAAACGTGCTACTAATAGCACATTTCGTAAGCGATAGTCCCTTTCCTCACGATTCCACTTCCTCGCCTACAGCATTGACCGTATAAACACTTACATACGCAACTTCGATAGTCCTGCCGTGGCGAGGCGGATCGCCAACTCCACTCGAAAGATATTCCTATTGCAAAACAGCTTGTAACCGTCGTCGATGAACTCGGCGCGACTGTCGCTTTTATCAAGACTAGCGAAGCTGCGTCTCGCGTCAAAAATGGCCGCGCGATGTGGGACGGCATTTGCCTCGGATTCGATCACGAGACTGCGGCGATCCGAATGCTCCCGCAGCTTTTAATCTCGCGCGGACTCCTCGACGCCTGGCAAAAGCGGCCAAGCGGCAATTATCTCGACAAGGAAATCAGCCAATCGCTTCCGCGTGGATGCCGGGGCATGCGCGGCGAAATGGTGATGCAGTTGGTGTGACATCGAAGTGTTTGGCCTTCCGCCAAAAGCTTTGTCCGCTCTCATTGACCTGAAAAAAGAATTGCTGTCGAAAGACTCAACTATCGACCTCGCGGAAGTTGAAAGCGAAGGCTCGCCAGTCAAAACTTATGCTCGCCCCTCGCGCAAGAAGCTCAGGCCGCAAGTCGTGAATGCGTTTCAGCGCGGTTGCCAGCGACGCGAATTCTGGAGTCCGATTCATTGAACGAATATCGAGAAAAGGGGTTCGGCATGCGTGACAACGGAAAAGTCATGGGCCTCATGCTCACCTGCTTACTGCTGTTTGGCGCCGCGATGGTCACATTTGCCAAACCGACCGCGCATTACCGCCATCACGGGCCGGCGGTGCTACCGGATTTAACCGTCACGCCGGGCCTGGTGCGTACCACGAATAAAAATGCCGATGGCATTTGCCACGGCACAACGAAGCCGTATCGCAAGCCGGGAATCGAGGCGGTATACGGCCTGTATGGCGCTGTCAAAGCTCCTGGCAAATATGAAATCGACCATCTGATCAGCCTCGAACTTGGCGGCGACAATGGCGTCGAGAACGAGTGGCCGCAACCGTATGAGCCGCGTCCTGGCGCGCACGAAAAAGACCTCGTGGAGAACTGGCTGCACAAGGAAGTTTGCGAAGGAAAGATGGAACTGCAGGAAGCGCAGCGCGAAATCGTGACGGATTGGTATGCGGTCTATCTAGAAATGAAGAAGCTGCCGGCTGGTGTTAAGGCGACATTCGACGGGAAATGTATCAACGATCACTATGGATTTCGGTTTCTGACTGGCCAATGCGAAATAACGTCCGAATCAAGCGCACGCTGATTCTCGCTATCGCCGTTTTTATGAGCGGATGCGCGCGTCGTCACGCGCCGCACGCTGGCTATCCCATGCCGATACCGGGCTGCCAAGGCGCATTGATCTACGTGCGCAATGGCTGTCATGTAAGCCCGTTCCCTGAATACATCGAAGTGCAGTGTCCTGATAGCACAACGAAGTTCTATCGCTGCCATGCCTAAAAAGCAGGGAGGGGTGCGCCAATGCTGACGCAGGTTCCAAGGACGACCGTTATTGAGGTGCCGAGCCAAACGCTTCAGTTTGGTCCCGACTCACGTCGATATTTGGGCGGGTTCGTGGACGCGAAGGCGACCGGGACTTGGCATGTGTACGCTGACGACCCTCAGTTCAAAGGCGGCGAGGTCACGTTCAAGACTACGCGCGACGAGCAAGACGTGTTTGCGAAGAACGGCAGAATCTATTTCGGGCGCATTACCCTAGCTGACTAAATGCCTAATCGCCCCGGCAGACTGTGCGTCCACTCCACGACATGTGGCATCATCGTGCATCCACCGCAGACGCGCTGCGCTGAGCATCTGCTATTGCTCAGTCAGCTCGACGCACGGCGACGGGGCAACTCCCATGAGCGTGGCTACGATGCACGCCACCGCCGCTGGCGCAAGATCATCTTGTGGCGTGACCCCATCTGCAAGGGCTGTGGCAAGGCGCTGAGCACGCATGCAGACCATATCGTGCCACTGTCGCAGGGCGGGACGTGGCAACTGTCGAATGGTCAAGGGCTCTGCGAATCGTGTCACAACACGAAGACAGCCACGGTTGATTCACCGCGCAACTTCGACAAGAGGGGATATGGGGTCGAAATTCTTGGAGATATTTCGCCTGCGAC